AAGGGCGCCGTCGCTGCCGCGCCGTAGGCCCGGCTCGCCTTGACGTAGAGGGCCGCAAGGTCCGCCTCCACCTCGTTGACCAGCACCCGCATCGCCTGGGCGAAGTCGTTGACCAGGATGCGGTTCCAGCCGACCCCATGCTCCAGGATCAACTGCTGCTCGCCGTTGATGCGCACCGGCGCGCGGCGCGCCTTGCTGATCGCCACCGCGACGCCGACCTCAGTCACGTCGCCGTCGTCCGGCGGCGTCACCCCAGGGGTCACATCCCCCGCCGTGATCGGCGAGGAGGCCGGACTGTAGACGGTCTCGCCCACCGCGGCGCGGGCCACACCCGCGTCCAGGGTCACGGCGGGGATCAGGCCCGTCAGCTCCCGCGACACCACGTCGAGCGCCGCATACAGGGTCGGGGTCAGATTCGTGAGTGTGCGTGCCATTGCTTAGCCCTCCGTCACCAGGCCGCCGGCCCGAATGTGTTTCATGCGACCGGCCGCGTCGAGGCGCTCAAAGGCGCTGCGCGCGATGGAATTGGCCCCGCTGCCGCCAGCTCCGGCGCCAGACCCCTGACTGCCCGTTGGCTTGGCCAGATACGGCTTGGCCGCGAGCAAGGCCGCGACCGCCTCCGCCGCCGGCTTGCCGCCGATGGTCACGGCCCCGTCGGCACCCACCTCGGCCGCGCGCGCGAGCAGGTCGTGAACCACATCCGGATCGATGGCCGTGCCCGCTGCGCTGAGGATGGCGCTGCGCACCTGGGCCTGCTGGAAGCGCTCGCGGTAGAGGTCGCGCTCCTTGGCCGCGGCCTCGGCCAGCTCCTGGAACTTGCCCTGCTCGGCGAGCTTCTCTGCCGCCGCCTTGTCCTGGGCCGCCTTGAGCGCGGACAGGGTGTCGTAGCCCGTCGCGGCCTTCAGGCCCGCGGCGAAGTCCGCCGCCGCCTGGGCGCGGACCTCCTCCGGGGTTGGGCCGGCGTGGGGATGAGCCACGGCACCCGCCGCGGCCTCGGAAGGGTTACCCGCGCCTGGCGCCTGGGCGCTGGCCGTCGGGTCGGGGGTATCTGCCATGGGAAGCTCCGCTCTCTATCGGTGAGGACCCCGGCTGACACCAGGGCACACGCGAAGTGTGACCAAGCCTCGGATGACCCCCGGCGGAATCGGCGAAATCGGCAGGGAAAATTTTGCGCAGAGACGCGGAGGAGCGAGAAGAGAGACTTGAGACCGTGCCCGCGGGCGACCTCGCCAGAGGCCCTGGGAGGGCCAAGAAGGGGCCTGGCGGGCCGGCCATGTCAGGAGTCGAGCGCGGCGCGCGACCGGCTTGCGCAACTCGCTCATTAGCCGAGCCGGCGGGTTCTGGACAATAGCGCTAGGCGGATCTGTCTAACACCAGTTGGGCGGAAAAGAAGAAACCCGCGCAGGGTTGCCCCTGGCGGGTTTCGTGATCCCCTCAGCCCGCGCCGAAGCGCGTCGGGTCTCGGTGGCCGAAGCCGATTGGTTGCCCATGCAACAGGCCCGTGTTGCCCGCCTCTCCATAACGTACCCGGTCAGCCGCTCCAGGGCGGGAGCGTGCCGGGATTCCGACGGGTCTCGGGACCGCAAGTCCGTGCCCGGAGTGGTTACCGGCTGTCTCCCCAGGGGAGCCCGAGAAGCTCCTGGGATCGCTGCATCGCTGGGGTGTCCAGCGCACAACCTCCAGCGGGGGAGGTATCTACCGAGGTACTGTGCAGGCTTTACCCGCGTTCCCTTTTCGATGCGCTCAGTATAGGCGGTTTGCGCCGCCTGTGTGATCCGGCAAGCTTGCGAGGAAAACCGCCCAACAAGCGGCTCAAAAGCGACCCACAAGCCCGCCCGGACCTCGGCGAGACTTTCTATGCCGCAAGCTTGCGGGCTTGTGGGCGCTTTAGCCTTCATCGTTAGCTACCCCGGTAGGGAGGCACGCCCTTCGCCCCGGCCGCCTCCAGCAGCGCCTCCGGGGTGTACTGCCCGCGCTCGCCGTCCTTGCGCATCTTCCGCGTGGTCGGGGTGAGGCTGCAAAAGCAGTGCGGGTGCGCCTTGCCCGCCGGGACCTTGTCCGGCGGGAACACCCCCTTGCCCAGCCCGTAGTCCACCCCGGCATAGATGTCGCAGATGTCCCATTCCGGGTGCAACGGCGACAGGCGCCACAGGTAGCCGACCACGTCCTCATCGTCGATACTCGCGGCGATCACCGCCCGGTGGTGTGCCGTGGCCATCTCGGTCCGCACGATCCGCCGCAAGGCGTACTGCTGGCGGTCGTAGGTCCACCACTTCAGCGCCTGGTCCACCAGGTCCGCCCGGCCCGCATCCACCGCCTTGCGGATCTGCTCCAGGGCGTGCTCCGCCTGGCGGCGGGTGCCGCCGACCTTGAGGCTGGCGACCTTCTCTCGGGCCTCTTTCACCACAGCATTCCAGCCCATCTTGGCCGCAGGGGACTTGATGTAGCCCTTCGCCGCCGCAGTCAGATCGTCCACCCAGTCCGGCCCCAGGGCCGTCTGGATGTTGAACCTCTCCCCAGATACCGCCTCGATGGACCTCTGCATGTCCATCATGATTCCGTCGATGCCGCGGCCGACCCGCACCCCCTCCGCCAGCACCCGCGACACCCCGACCCTGGTCTCCTCCTGCCAGCGCCAGACCCGGTCCGACAACCGCAGCCCATCCGGCCAGCGCCGGCTGAAGGCATCGTCCACCGCCCTGGCAATGGTCTCGGAGCGCATCGCCGCCACTGCGGCGCCGACATCGGCGATGGGCGCAACGGCCTTCTCGATCCCCTCACGGATCAGCCCGTCGCCCGCATCCAGGTAATCGGTCAGGATCTGCGCGGCCTCCGGGGTCAGCGCCCCGCCGCCGGCTCGCACCGCCTCGATGATCGCGCGCGTGTACTCCTCCGCCGTCTCCCCGACGCGGGCCGAGTGCGCCTTGACCGCCGCCCACAGGCGCCGGTGCAGGGCATCCCAGTCAGTCGCCATGGCCCACGTCAGCCTGTGGGGTCTGACTGCGCCCGCGATGGGCCTCGCACAGGGCCTTGGCCTCCCCGGCGCTCCCGAAGATGCCCAGCAACTGCGCCGGACGGGCGGTCGTCCGCTCTTGCTCCAGGAGGTCGAGCCCATACCAGGCGGAGAATCGCTCCACCAGGCCACCGGTCGTCGCGTCCAGCACCGTAGCGCGGGAGACGGCGTACTCCCCCTGCTCGCCCGCGGTCACGCTGTACGCCGATGACCGCCGCCAGACCATGGCGGTCACCACGCGCCCTCCTCGTAGGGCTCCATGTCAGTTACGTTCGCCAGGATCTCCCGCGCCTGAGCCCGCTGCGTTGGGAGCAGCAGGACGTAACGATACTCGGCCGGATCGATGGAGCAGGCACGCACGACCAGCCCCAGCCGCCCGGGATACTGGGGCGAAAACCTGCGCTGCTGGCGTTTCATCCGCACGAGGTCACCTCGGGCCGGCCATGGGTCCGCCATGGTCATCGCCGGAGCGCCGGCATCCTGCCGGCACTGGATGCGCCGGGCGTCTCGCCCGGCGTCTGCCCGAAGAATGGCATCTCGCGAATGGAGAAGCATGCGACAAGCCGTCGCGCTGCGCCCGGATCCATGCCCCGATAGACCACCAACGCATCGACCGCATCTCTGCGCATTAAGATGCGGCACAGCACGGCCAGGGACTCATCGTGGATGTCGTGGCAACTCACGCCAGATTCACCGCCGCCTTGGCGACCCGATCCCCATACGGGTCAGCCCCCTCCGCCAACTCCCCGTCGATGGCCTCATAGTCCGCCGCCGATGCGTTGTCCCCAAGCACCCGGCGAGCCGCGCGCGAACGGATCAGCCGCTCCGCCGTCTCGCCCAGACCCATCGTGAGGGCGTCCATGTCCTCGGCCAGACGCGCTTGCAGGTCCTGCACCTCGAAGGAGCGCGGATACACCACCCGCAGATCGCTCGAATCCTGCCCCACCCAGTCGCACACCAGCCGCCCGACATCGATCTCGGCCAGCTCCAGGCTCTGCGCGAACAACGACAGGGTCCGGTTCGCGGCCGCGAAGTGGAAGGCCATCGCCACCCCGGACTGGGCTACGCCGCCGACAAACTCCAGGTTCGCCAGTTGGTAGATTTCCACGATGGTCTGCGCAATGGCCTGGTAATACAGGGTCAGGGGCCCGTCTGGCGGGGCGAAGTAGCCTGGCTTGCCGCCGCCCGCCGGGTTGTACAGCACGGCATTGGAGGCCCCGATGGTGATACCCTTCTCGCGGATGCGGTCCGCCTCCTTCAGATCCGACACCGGTAGGGCCAGGGTCGAGACCGTCTGATCCCGCTCGATACTGCGGGCCTCAGAGTGCCTGTTGTAGAGGTCCACCGAAGCGGCGACGATCCCGGCCGCCCAGGGCGCCGCCCGTTCTGCCGTCAGTTCCAAAATTTCCGAACTGTGCAGCCGCACCACCGGAGGCCGGCCCAGGCCATGCTCACCTGTCTGCGGCTGGCCCGTCTGCGGATCGGGCAGGATCTCCAGCCCCTGTGCATCCTTGCTCACCCACCAGCGGGTCGCATCCCAGCCGCGATATTGCGGCTCGCCAGAGACGGCCCCAGCCCCGTAGCTCGCCCCGCCGGATTGCTCCGCGAAGACGATCCGCACCACGGCCCCGAGCGGGTCAAGCGCCAGGGCCGCCACATCCTGCGGCCGGCGGATCACGGCGTAGGGGGCGAGGCGGGCCTCGTCGGCGCGGCTCAGCGCCCGCCCCGCGGGGCGATCCACCACCAGGTAGACGGTCCCGAGCAGCAGGCTCAGCACCAGGGCGCGGCGCATCAGGTCATCGATCTGCCCGCCAACCCCGTCGGCATTGGCCTGGAAGTCCTGCCACGCCTGCGCCTCGCCGCTGCGCTGGGCCGAGTGGGCGTAGAGTGTCCCGACATAGGCCCCGACGATCTTGCGGCAGTAGTTGCGGTAGGTCGCCACGTCCTTGCGGGCCGTGAACTTGTCGTCCAACTCGCGCGGATGCCGGATCAGGTAGGACCCGTCCGCAAAGCCGCCCTGGCCCGTGTAGGCGTCGAGCATCATCTGGTCTGTGAGTGCCATCGCGATACCGGCTATCGGTTCTCAGTTCTGGGTTTCATTGCAGCCCGACTCCGAGGCAGGCGGGCGAGAGCCACAGGCGCTCGCTGTGCTGGTTGCTGTTGGCGCCGCCGGCCTGGTTGGCGTAGCCGCCGGTCAAGAACCTCTTTTTGTACCAGCGCACCTCGCGCCAGCCGGCGGCAAGCAGGTCGGCGCCGTGCTCGCCGTCGAAGCCGGCCAGGACAATGCGATAGTCCGGCTGGGTGCCGTGCTCCAGGGCCCAGGCGCAAACCTGGGTGCTGAGGTCGGCGCTGTCGTGGGTGTACAGGCGCATGTCGCGCCCGGTGCTGGAGGCGTAGGGCGGGTCGAGGAAGATGCCGGCCGCGCCGCCCTTGCTGCGCACGGACAGGGTGCGGACCACGGACGGTGTGCAGACGCGCGCCCAGTCGCCGTGGACGATGCGGACATGGCGCAGGCGCGCGGAGAGGGCGGCGAACCAGGCGCGCAGCTTGGGCATGGCGACCGGATGATAGCCCTCCGGCGGCAGGCTGGGGCACAGCAGCTCCGCCACATGATCCGGCTCGCCGGGCGCGAGGCCCGGCTCGCGCATGGTCATGGTCTCGACGCCACGGCCGTTGTCGTACACCTGCGGGAGCTGGCGGCTGATGCCCGGCTCGCGCAGGGTCATGGTCTCGACGCCCTGGCCGTTGTCGTGCAGGTGCGGGAGCTGGCGGCTGATGCCCGGCTCGCGCATGGTCATGGTCTCGACGCCCTGGCCGTCGTCGTACAGGTGCGGGAGCTGGCGGCTGATGCCCGGCTCGCGCAGGGTCATGGTCTCGACGCCCTGGCCGTTGTTGTTCAGGTGCGGGAGCTGGCGCCTGATGCCCGGCTGGCGCGGTGCCGGCCCCTGCTTGACCAGCCGCCCGTCGGCGTCGGCGGTCCAGCACCCGGTCCCGCTGCACCATTCGGCGCCGATCCAGCAGGAGATGCCGTACAGCCACCAGCCGGCGATCTGCACGTCGCACCAGGCCGGGTCGCCCATCAGGCGCTCCAGGTCCTTGCCCTGGCACCAGCGGACGATGGCGAGGTGGCGAGCGTGGATGTCGGCCTCGCTGACGGGCCAGGAGGCGGCCTCGGCGGTGGCGTCGGGGTGGAGCTGGATCGCGCGCCAGGCGTTGCACAGCAGCCCGTCGGCATCGTTGACCGTCTCGGAACAGTAGGGCCGGTTGGGCAGGTGCGGGCGGCGCAGCAGGACCGCCAGCGAGCCGGCGAATGGCTCGACGTAGGACTGCACGTCGCCCATGGCCTGCCAGACGACCTCGGCGGCGCGGCTTTTGCCTCCGAACCAGGGGAAGGGGGCCTTGGCCCAGGGGTCAGGCTTGTCCATCAGTCCTCCACCTCACGCGCCCGCAAAACCGCCGCGGACCCCAGGGCCAGCAGCCCCGCCAGACCAATCAAATCCACCCCGGCGGCCTGGACCTGGGTCTCGCCCATGTCGCCATCCGAATAGCGGATCACCACCACCGCCCGCGTCGGGCGCATCGGGTCCTCTGCGGCCACGGCCCGCACGCCTTCAAGGCACTGCTCCAGGAGCCGCTCCACCGACTGGGTGCGGCAGTCGCCCGAGTAGTCGG